TTCACGAAGGAGGCCATGTTGGCTTTGGTCGTATCCACCAGAGCTTTGTAGGCCGGGGTGGAAACGTCTTGGTCGTACTTCAATTGTGCGGCGGTCACTGCCGCAAGAGCTGCTGTGATCGTCATGTTATTTTCCTCCCTAGGCGGATACGGTGTTGACCTGCAATTTGACGGACGTGGCAGAGAGGTCCGTCGCCGCGATGGCCTCGGTGAACGCCGTTTGGCTCTGCCCGCCGACCGTAGCCGTTACGAGCGAGATCCACTTCAACGTCCACTTGGCGTCCGAAATGCGAACCGGGACGACCAACCATCGCCCATCATAGCTTCCCCCGGCCAGCACCAGGGTAATCATGTTCACCCCGAACTGGGAGGCTACGACCGGATCCCCTCCACTCGGAGGAGACCCGACCGTCAGCACGGTGTAGCTGGAGGGACCTGTCCATTGCACGCGAGCATACGGCTCATCGCCGGGAGGTGCCAGTTTCCGAAGCCAGGATTTGACTGCCATGGCTACACCACCTCGGGCAGATGCCGCAAAAGCACCAGGCTGGCCGTCGCGGACACAGGGGCCGCGAGCGCCACGCCGATGGCAGCCTTGAGGATCAGGTACGTCGGGTTGCCGCTCTGGGTGAGAACGTCCGCCAGGCCAGTGGTGGCGTCGAGGACGATGAGGTCCCCATCGGCCGGCGTGGCTGCCGTCAGCCCGGTCTTGAACAGAACCGTCGCCTTGCCCGCCGTCTGGATCCAGCAGTACTGGCCCTTGGTCACGTTGTTCAGGAGGATGCCGGCCATCTTGCCGACCAGCACAGCGGTCGAATCCGCCGTGACGACGTATCCCTCGAAGTCGGTCCAGAAGACCGGGCGCCCGAGAACGTACGTGGCAGTGGTTCCCGCCGTGGTCTTCACGTACTGGTATTTGCCGCCGTACAGCGTCCCGATGGCGCTGTCGTACCGGACTCCGCCAGGGTTCCCGTCCAGCCACACGCGCGCCCCAAGTTGCGCGGCATACATGTTCGTCGCGCCGCTCGCGCTCGGGGTGTTGTTTGCCACGAACTGATCGTTGATGTCATTCAGGGCCGGAAGGCTGGTCCTGACGATTGGTTGCTCGACTCGATTCGGCATTGTGTTGCGCTCCTTTTGAGACCCCCGGCAATCGCCTGCTGCCGGGGGCGGTTACGTTACGAGTGACAGCGTAAGTCGTTACGCTGCAATACCATAGAAACTTTTCTGGTGGCGCGGCGAAAGGCAAACCAGGTTGCAGGCCGCGTGGGTGCGCGCCACAACCTTGGTGCTGTCAGCCGCCGGGTAGAATCCCCAGAGCCCGAACTGGTAGCGCGGGCTGGCCGACAACCGGAACTGCCACTTGCTCGTGTTGTACCAGTCGAACGTCTCGCCGACCGTGACCACCGCCGTGGCGACGGGCAGGTTGCTGCGAGAGTCCACGCCGGCCGGAACAGCGAACGTCCCGGTCAGGTAGTTGCCGAGCACCGGATCGTTCACGCCGTAGGCCGCCGAAGGATAGTAGTCGTCGGGGAAGATGATGGCGTCGTTCATCTTCACGCCGGTGACGCCCCAGATGGCGTCTTCCGCGTTCATCAGGTTGCCGCGCTGCAAGGGCTGGATCTTTTCCTTGATGTAAGCGAAGGCGCGCTTGGTGGTCACGCCGAGGTCCGGCCGCTCGCGCCCAATCGAGGCGTCCCAGTACCCTTCTTCCAGAATGGAGTACGTCAGCGGGCCGCCCAGCGAGGTCTGCCCCGCCGCCGTGGTGCTGTCGCCGCAATACCGGGGAATCGAGTTCAGGGCCGATCCCACCGCCCCGTTGCGCGCCTGCCCGCCGTACGTGGTGAACACGCTGCCGTCCCAGCCCGGCGTCTTGCCGTCGTTGATGGCCTCGATCTTGCCGTTGATGTCGTAGGGCCGGTTGCCGACGATGCCGCTGCCGCTGGGCTGCCCGTGCAGGTTCATGGCGATGGCGATGTCCGCGCAGATCGAGTTCATCATGTTGGCCAGGTTCAGGTTCAGGAGGCTGAACACTGCGTTCGGCCCGACGTTAAGCACGTCGATGTTCTCCATGTACTCGGGGTAGATCGCCGCGTAGTACTTCGGGTCGAACCGAGTGCCCGCGATGGTCTGCACCTTGTCCAGGTTGAACTGCTGGCCGATCCCGTAGCTGCTGGTCAACAGCGGCGCGTACAGGAAGGTCTGTTGCATTGTGGAACCGCCGCCGAACGTCGCCAGACAGTGATCCCTGATGTAGGCGAGGAAGGCGACGTCATTGAAGAAGTTGTCTTGTACCACAGATGGGTAGATCTCGTACAGAGTCGTCGCGGACAGTTCATCCAGTGCCGGATCGTATGCCATTGTCGTTTCCTTAATTCACGTTTGCCTGGACGAACTTCGCCCCGGCGGGTTAATGGTTGGCCCCGGCGTTACCCGGAGCGTACTTGTGCGACAACAGGGCCTCGGTGGCCCGCTGAATCGCGCTCGCCGTACTCTGCTGTTTGGTGCTCAAGGGGGCCTTGTTGCCGCCCTTGTTGGCCGCCGCCTGGAAGATTGCGCTGGGCGGGGTGGCGATGCCGAAGGGGTTGACCTTCTGCTCGCTGAGCTTCTGCTTGTACTCGGCCTCGGCTTGAGCGCGCCCTTCCGCCCTGAACTTGTCGGCGGTGATTTCCTGCCGCTTCGCCGTCGCCCCGAACTTGTCGTCCCACACGGAGGTAGGAGACCGGCGCTGCGCGATGGAGTCCTTCATGAGGTCCTGGAAGTTCAGCGATTGGGACGGGAACAGCTCGGCGTGTTGCCGGGCGATGTCCATCAGTTCCGTGGTCAGGTTCACCTGACCCGGAACGAGGCTTTCGACCTGTTCGAGCCTTCGCGTGAAGTCGTTGGACACGTCGGGTTGCTGCGTCTGCCTGGCCGGAGGCTGCACGATGGCATCGCCGAACAGCTCCTTCTCGGCGTCGATTCCGTACACCTGGCCGAGCGTCTTTGCCTTCGCCTGGACCGCTGCCAGCCGTGATTCGGCGGCCTCGCGTTCCTGCTGGGCCGTCAGGAATTGCCCGTTCATGCGCACCCTGTCGGATTCCAGCTTGGCCTTGAATTCATCGAGTTCCTGTTTCGCGGCGGCGATTTCCGCCTTGCCGCTGTTCATCTTTCGGTCGTAATCGGATTGCCTGAGTCCGCTTTCCACGTACCCCTGGAGGCCGGCGGCGACCTTCTCGTTGGCGATGATCTGCTGAACGAGCTGCGGGTCTAAGCCGAGATCCGTGAGATTCTTCGTTACCGTTTCGAATGCCATTTGGGCTCCTTCCCTTTCGGGCTGCGGATATCGCAGGGCTGCGCCATTACCCCATTGCTCCGGTCGGGGGTTGGCTTCCCTGCGTCGAACTTCCTACGATTCTGACCAGCATCCGCGTCAGTCCGGCCTTCAGCGCCATGCCTTCCTGCGCTGCTGCGGGGAACTGCTTGGTGATTCCGTCCAGCGCTTCGCCGATGGAACGGATCTGGAGATTCACAGATTCCATTTGCTGCTTTCGCAGTTGTTCCGTGGTCATGCGAGCGCCTTGCTGCTGAACCCCCATCATGCCTGCGTAGGCTGAGAGATCCTGACCGGAGGATTGTCCCTGGGGTTGTTCAGTTGACGGGAATGGTTGCGGGCTGGTCATTGCTTTATTTGCAGCAGCGCTTGATCCCGCCTTTTTTCATCGGCGAGTTCAGCTTTGCGGACTTGGACTTGGTTTTCTTCATCGCTGTTTTCCTCGGCATGTGAACTCCGAGGTCTCTTGGTTCTTCCATCTCTTTAAACTGTGGGGGTCGAACTTGCGCCCGGCCCCCGCGCCTACCCGTCTCTGCGAAGGGGACCATCCCGAAGGATGCTCGTTCTACGCGGAGGATGGGAGACTACTTCTTGCCGCGCCGCTTGCCGCCGTGCTTTTTGCCGCGCTTGTTGGCGACCGGGCCGAAATTCTCCAGCATGGTGTTGTTCCTTTCCGCGTCCCACAATAAAAAAGGCGCTCCGGTTTCCCGAAGCGCCTTCGATTTCTCGCGGTTCGCTATGTTCTATTCACGTATACGACTATGCAAAGCGGATGTCAAGACCGGGATAGGCAAAGCGGCTTTCTTTTCTTCCCACTTCGCCGTCCCCGACACGCCGCCCTGCGAGAAGTGAATCGTCAACGCGCCCGTCTTCCGGCTCGCGCGGATCGACTTCAGGAACACGAACAGTTCGCGGAAGTGGACGAAATCGGAATCGCTCATCGGCTTTTCAGCACCGCTTCGAATTCCATTTTCAGCATCCGGCAGACGATCTGGCCGTGCATGTTTTTCCAGTACACGTAGGCGTCTGGCGGGTTGGTCTGGACGATTGAGTGTTTCATCGGCTTGTCGCTATCGTGCTGCGCGTTCCGCCGTCCTTTTGCTTGAGGCTGGGCGGAGCGGAATTGCTATTCGGCCGGCCGCGCCCGGCTCCCTGCTGTGGCTGGCCCGCCTGCATGTCCTCCGCAATGGCATGTTTCCACTCTTGCTCGACTTCCCACTTCTCGGGCTCTGAGACGGGAGCTTCCCCGTTACGCTTCGGAGGGAGTTCGCCCATGTTGAGACCGAGCCCCTTCCCGATGGTGTTGTCGGAGATCGTGACGCCTGCCTTCTTGGCCTGAAGGTTTATCAAGTTGCGCCCGATGCGCGACACCTGGGCCTGGCTGAACGGCTCAATCTCGTACGCCAGTTGTTCGCATGTCCAGCGAATGCGCTCCCACATGGCGTACGCGGACGGGTGGCGCTTGTCCTCTCCGGGGAGGTGCGACGGAATGATGTTGCCAGGGTCGAAGTCGATGGACTCCTTCAGCGCGCCGTCCTCGCCGAGAATGTGGAACACCTTGTTGGCGTCCCAGAATTGCAGCGCCATCGGGTAGAAAAGCTGATCGAGTTGCGACGTGACTTCCTCGCCGCCACGGCAGATGTCCTGCACCACCGGGCCGGCCTGCTCCAGGATTTTCTCGATGGAATCGGCGGAGGGGACCTGCTTCGCCTTGGCGACCGCCATCAAATCCTTCACCACGGAGAGTTTGTCGAGTTCGTCGTACAGCATCGTGATGACTTGGATGATCCATTGCGGCACGTCCCAGAACTGGACCGGAAGGAGCGGGGCCACGGGGTCTCCCATGCCGAGCGAGCCCTGAATCGTCTGGCCGGGGATGCGCGTGTTGATGCGTGCCATGGCCGCCGGGTCGATGACGTTGGGGTCGTACTTCAAAGGCGGCTGGAGGCGAACCAGCACGCTGTCCACGATGGCCCGCCAAATCTGGTTGATCGCTTTCTGGATCTTCCAGGTGTCATGAATGATCGAGGTGCCGAGGTAGTCCCACGGCTGATCGTCAAAGCGCAGGGGGACCAGCGGGACGCGGCCATGCAGGTACGGCGAGGTCCCGTCCTTCAGCACGCAAGTGTCGGTCCAGATGACGCGGCGACGCAGAGGGAACAGCTTGCAGTCCTCCACTGTGGCCGTCCGCATGATGGGCTGACCACGCAGGTCTCGCAACCCGCTGGGTATCTGCTTCCCGACGAAGGGGACCGTGTACTCCCAGGAAGTGCCGGGGTCCCCCATCGGGATGTCCTGCCCGGTGTTGTTCACGGAGGGGTCCATGATGTACGTGGTGTACACGTCCACGATTGGCATCTCATGCCCGATGGACCGCTGCGGGGTGGCCAGCACGCCCAGGACGCCGTTCTGCTGCGCTGACGGCCTCCGCACGCGGTCCCAAAGCCTTCCCATCCAGCCCGAGAACGAGCGCGTCGGCACGATGACGCTGGCGAACTGCGGGTAGTTGGCCATGACGATGTGCAGCGGGATAGGCTCCGCGATGGTCACGGCGTACGCTTTCTGCAGGTCGTTGTCTTCCGTGAGCATCACCGGGTACACGGCGGCCGGCCCGCGCACTTTGACCGCGATCTCCCCCCTGCCCGGAGCGTAGAAATTGGGGTCGTACCAGGGCTCAAGGTACGAGGTTCCGAGCGCGCACGTCCACTGGCAGGCTTTGCGGTACTTCCGGTCCTGGAAGGTGGAGTTCCACCAATGCGCCTTCATTTTGTTCAGCCGGTCCACGCTGCCGATCATCTCGCGGTTCTTGGTGACAGCCTGACCTGTCGGCTTCAGGTTGGCGACCGTCGCCACCAGATTCCTGAAGTTCATTTTGATTCGGTTGATCGACAACGTGGAGTAGCCGGCCAGCTTGCCGGGGGAGTCGCCGCTGAGGATGTCGTAGGCGCGGGGGATCTCGTTCCAGGCCGTCTGCCCTTCCAGAAAGGACTTTCCCGCCTCCAGTAGCTCGCGCATCTTGCCGAGCGTGGCGGTCTCGATTCCGTCCGCCCCGGTGAGCACCTTGAGGTAGTCGGGGGCCTGGTAGTTGTCTATCGTTGGCATCTAACGCTCCTAAACGAACGTCCATTCCACGCTGGTATTGTCGAGCATCCCGAGCAAGCCCCAAACCTTTTCACCCAGGTCAATACCCGCCCCGTTTGTTCCCTTGCCGGAAACGGACTCCCCAGATTCAGCCGCCGGCCGCGCGCCGTCAAACACGTAGGCGTCGTCATGGGTGTTCCATGGGCCTACGTCGAGCACCTGAGCGCAGCACATCTTTCCGTTCAGCGGGTTCTTGATCTTGACCCACATCCCCAACGCCTTATGAGACGGAAGCGCCACGAACGGGTATTCGCGGTTAATGACCCACCCGAGGGCGGTAGTTGACCCCACCAGGGATTCTCTCGTACTCTTGACGATCATTTCCTCACGCGCCTTAAATCTCTGCCTAATGCCGGAATCAGGAACGTCACCAAAAGATCGGGACGCACCCTGAGAAGTTCGTCCCAATCGGACTTCTCGACCTCAAGCTCTTCGGCAAAGAGGTTGGGGACGGTTCCCGCCACCATGAACTCGTAAATGGCATCTTCGGCGGCCATTCGAGATCCAGCCGCTTCAACCACCATGCCGAAGGTTAAATTGTCCGTCATTTCCTCACGCGCTCCCCGTCGCGGTTCCTGCCGTCGTCCCGATTGCTGGAATTCTGGCTCATCGCCTCGAAATAGAACGCACCCCGGTACTTGGCGCGCGGCTTCGCGTTGTTGTTGTCCATGGCGAACTGGGCGAAGTCCCGCATGTGCGGGTGGAAGTGTTGCATTTTTTGCCGTAGTTCGGATCGGTTGGTGGCCGTGGTCCCTTCCGCCAGCATCTCCTTGCCAATCTGCGCACGCTCGAACTTCTCGCGCTCCTCGCGGTCGATGGACCGCTCGACGTTCCGGATCTCGAAGGCGTTGCGAAGCTCGACGCGCGAGTACTCTTCCGGCATCCGCGCGTCCGGTTGCGCCGGCACGGCGTACGTCCCATCAGGTCGAGCCCATACCACGAGCGGCTGCTGAAGCCCGTTGTACGAGTGCGGGCGCTTGGCGACGAAAATTCGTACCGCCTCCGCGCCGCACTCCGCGCACGGCTCAACGTCCTGAACCTGGGACGGGTGCCGGAACGCCTCGTACTGGTGGCCGGCTTCACATCGGTAGTCGCACATGGGCATTAGAGTTCCACGTCTCCTTGATCTGCGTACTGGCCGGGATGCCACAAGGGGGTCGAAAAGAACTCCCCCAGTTTCGGCGTGCCAGGTACGACCACTTGGTTCTTCGGAACGAACAACGTCTGTTCCTCATCCCCGGCCATAGTTTCACGATACATGACCGGCCCGCCTTCTGCACGCTTTTGACGCAGGTACGACGTGCTGGCCACCTTCCCGGTGAATTCCAGAATATGCAGCGATAGGTAGATGATGCCAAGACTCATGAACCGGTCGTCGTGCTGGCCCTGTTCGGCGCGGGCCGCCTGGACCCCTTCATCCCGGTGCAGCGCCGACATCTCACGCACGAACTCGGGGGAATTGATTTCCAAATCCCCGTCGCGCAGCGCCTTGATGAGGTAGTCCATCAGCATGGGGCGTGACCAGCGGTTCGTCACGAATCCGATGCGCGAGGCGTCCTTGTTGCTGATCTTTTTGCGGTCGTAGCGAATCCACTGATGGAAGTTGCCCCACCCCAACTTGCGCAATTCAAGCTGCGTGACCTCGCCGTTCAGCCCCGTCTCGATGGCGATCTTGGGTTGCCGGTTGCTCCCGTTCTGGTAGAACAGGCCGATGCAGTGGAGGATGGGGGCCAGGTCGTTCGCGTTGATGTAGTCGCTGGCAAACTCGCAGCATTGCTGGTCCGAATGCGTCAACGTTCCTTTGCACAACCCCTCGATCACGCTGCGGTCCTGGCCGATTCCGTCTCCGGTGTCCACCCCGAATCCGTACTCTTCGCCCTGCTCTGGCCACCGGAAGACCAGCAATTTTGCTGCCCAGTTAGAGGTGGCCCATCCCTCCCACCGAAGAGGGACCATCTGGTAGGGGCCGACATCCAGGATCGGCTTGTTCTTGTCACGGTCGTGTTCGTCGGCTTGCAGGCGCGGCGGGATGAGCCCTACCGGACCACGGAACCCGAATACGCCCTTCGGCTCCTCGCACGATTGCGTGTAGTCGCTGATGGTCTCAACGTCAAAGACGCTCTCGCCAGATGCACAGAAGGACTCGATATCGCTGGCGGCGAACTCGCGCTGGAAGCGGGCGAGGATCTTCTTGTTCCGGTATTCCTCGCGCGTCACCTGCCAAAACCAAAGCTGCTCTTTCGGCATGACCCAGTTCTCGGGGAAGTACCTGCGAAGGAGTTCGTTGGCTCGCACGAACTTGCGAGCGTTTTCCGCGTGTGCAACGGTGACGCCTTCCGGATGCCAGTCGGCCAACTTCTCGCGCGCCTCTTCGATCAGGTTCTTTGTGTCCACTTCGCTGTTCAGCCTAAGAGACCGCTTGAGCCATGTGTGCGTGGGATAGAAGTCGGAAGCTACGAACCATGGAAGGAACCCCGGCCGGAACTTCGCTTGCCCCAACCAGTAGAACTTCTTGCAGTGGTTCCAGGTGTCGTACAGCCAACCGTACGGACCCTCTCCCGTGCTTTCCAGGATGATGATTTTCCGGGCGCTCTCATGAACGGCGGGGACTAGGCCGGCATCTATCAAATCGGCGGCGTTTGTATAGGTTGCTAATTCGCTTAGATGCACGGCTGAAGGGGTGTCTCCCCTGCCGATGTCGTACTTTTGAGAACCGTGCTGAATAATCAGAGACGAATTTAACGCTCCAAATTCGATGCGCGTTCCGGCCCTGTCAACCGTAATGGAAGGGACCAGCCACTCTGGAAGGGAAGCGTACAGGCGCTTGTACTTGCTCACCATGCGATACGAGCGTTCTTTGTCGGAACTACCCGTGAGTGCGATCACGTTGTCGAAAAACAAAGTGCGATGCCCGATTACAACCTGGCTGTCGGTTGTGATTCCGCACTGCCTTCCCTTGAGCCAAAGCTGCATGATGGCCCACCCGAGGTCTTCCTGTTCCGCGCGTGCCTGATTTACTATCCGCTGCGCGATGTTGGGGGCGTAGTGGATTTCCTTTTCGTCAGCGTCCAGAATCTTGGCGTATCGCGTGGCGAAGTACATGTAGTCGATCTTGCACAACGCCCGCTCGTTCTTGATCCACTGGACTTCTTCTTCGCTGTATAGCGGGGGAATGCCAACGCCAACCGAGGTTTCGTGGCGTCTTTTCTTGTCGGCAAAGTGAGACGCCGCTTCGTCGCACGATTGGATGGAGTGGAAAACAGGCTCCCGTCCCAGGAGGGTCTCAACCGTAGGCAGAGCCAATTCGACGCTTCTCTGGCTGTACATGGCTATGCAGATTTCTCGGCGATCATAGGAATGCTGCGCATGGCCAAAGAGAGTTCCTTGATGCCGTCTTCGAACTGAGGAAGCGCTATGCCGCCCGTTTCGATCTCCGCCTGCACCTCAGCCTTCGCCTGTGCCACCGCCGTGTTCGTGACGGGCACGTTGACGGTGAACCCGCCCCCTCCGCTGTTCGCCGTCGCCCTTGCCACGTCCATGAACAGTCGCCGGTCTGCGATTCCGTCCGGATGTGCCGCCCGGTTTGCCATGGCGATTGCCACCCGGCCGGCCTGCCGCGCCGCCACCGCCGAGATCACCAGCCGCGTCACGTCGAAGTTGTAGCGGTGGAGGACGCGCGATACGGCCCCGAAGGCGTCCGACCGGTTGATTCCTGACAGTTCGGCGATGCGGTCCAGGTTCGACGTGTTCCCGTCCGCCCGCTTGCGCATCACGTCGAAGGTCTCGACCAGCTTCTCCATGTCCTTCTCGCCGCGCAGAAGTTCGACAACGCGCGTCCGAGTAGATCCCGACTTCTCTCCCGGCTCGCGGATCAACTGCACCATGCTTTCCAGCGACCCGTCGTAGGAGGGGGGCTTGTAGTCGCCGATCATCCCTGGCGTGTCGGAGTTCTTGGTGATGATATCGGGGTCTTTCTTCTTTTTTATGGGCATGACGATAAAGCCGCATGATCCAGAACTATACAATGCCAGTTGACGGTGCGCATCTACGGCGCCCTCGTTATCAGCTTCCATCCAGTGTTCCCGGTCGCGGTCGTCTTGATATAACCGTTTCCTCCGTTTGTATCCGCGCAATAGGAACCCACGGCCGCCGTCACGTGCCCCTCCGGCGTTCCAGAGTAGGAGTAGATGACGGCCCCAGTACCCTGAATCTGAAGAGTTCCATCCGGACGAATGGCGTTGACGAGTTCCCCTGTAGGGAAACGAATCTTAAAGATTCCGTCAACATCCAGCATCAACTGTAATCCCGCTGCCTGGGTTACGGCTGGGGTTTCGTCGGGTTGAATCGTCAGGTACCGGAACGGGTCGGAGATCTGATTCCCGGAGTTGATTGTTCCCCCGAACCTTGCCGCCACGGACGTGAGAGAGTTTCCGCTGTCAATCATCTGCCCAGGGTTGGGAGTCAAGGAAGACCCGGAAATCATATACGACCAGTTCAAAAGGTCGTTACCCCTCATCACTAACTTGTCACCAGAGATGCTCCCAACGATCCAGTTAACTGCTGGGAATGATCCGGTACCGGTCAAATGGTTGCCAACGATTTCGGTGCTTGTTCCGTTTATCGAAAGCTGCCCTCCGACGAATACGTTGTCAGAGATGCGCGTCAATTGAGAGTTATACCCAAGTGAATAGTAATTCGCGTTGATCGTCCGCCCAGAATTGTCAGAGATTTTCAGAACCGTCAGCTCAGACCCGG